TCCGAAGAAACATGGTAAAGGAAGTACCTCACCATCGTAATGAATTGGTGTGTTCATTAGTCCTCATGGTCATCCCATTGATCAGTAAGACCTTCATTATTGAAAAATGCTTTGTATATACCATACCCTGATAGTAATACTAAAATTACTAGGATTGATATGCCAAAGGTAACGTTTGGATTAGCATTGTAATGAGGTACAATAGCATTACATTTTGTCCATGTGCCTGGTAGTGTGTACACAGGAGGACAGGATAAAAAAGTCATAATTCATTATAGCATTAGTTAGCGGTGTTGTCTACCCAATTCTTAAAGGCATATGTAGACCATTGAGCATACCCATCATTACTAAAAGTGGGTTTAGATGGTGCCTTACCATTACCACCATATGCAATAGGTACTGCATCATTTCTACTGTTAGACATAGCAAACTCAAGGTACTCGTCAAACGCTTCATCTGGTTCCCATGCTAGTTCAGCAGCATGTTTCCAGAAAGGTGTATCATACTTTGAACCATGTCTATAATGCCATAAGATAAAATCTTGACTACGTTTAATATAGGTAAGCATATCTTTCTTTATCTTATCAGCATGATTATCACCTGATAAGTAATTATTAAATATAGTTCTTGCAAACTGTAAGTATCCTTGTGTAGAAGATGCTTCCATTGGTTCTAAGAAATATAATCTATTACCATTTAAAAAGATCCTACCATCTACTATAGGATTCTTTGCAACGTAACTATTAAAAGTAACATGTTTAGTTACCTCAACATCAAACATTTCTAATAGATTCTTCTGTGCTTCTTCTTTAGAAGTTATCTTATCATTATACAAATAACCAACAGATCCATCCCTAGCAGGTGACTTCTCTGAAGTTGGAATTATAAATGTCCATCCATGTGGTGTTGCTACTGATCTAGTCCAATGTTGATTGACCGTTTTGAAGAATGGTCTAGCAAGTATACATGCATTAACAGCACTAGTTAAATTATCATAATCAGTTAAATCTTTTGGTGTTCCTCTACAATCAAAGACATAAGTAGAGTCAACATCATATGGAGATACATCATCCTCTACTACTTTGAATTGACCTGACTTTAATATATGTTCTTGCATCTCCCATGGGCAGAAATGCATTGCCATACTATTGGCAGGAAAATCATGAAAGAACTTATCTTTCTTTTTACCCCATCCTTCATATAATATACCACTCTTAAAGGTAGCATGTATGGGATTATCATACCAATTAAAAGAAGTAGCAGACCACAGCATTCTTGGAGGATCCAATAGAGATGCTTGACCTACCACTTCTGGCGGTATTTCTGGGTTATATATTAGTTCTACTTCGTGCTCAGGATAATTCCTAAGATACCATGCAAAATGAAGTGCAGTAAAGCAACCTGCTGTTCCTGCACCAACTACGCTAATCTTCATGTAAATCTGGTAAATGCGGCTCAACCCAGTGATCAGTATTATCAATACCTGCTGCATTGATATATCTCATTATATGTTGGTCTACCTGATGGTAGATATCGTGTAGATCTAAGTCCATACGAATGTCATGAGCGATCTCTGCTACCTGTTTCTCAGTTAAACAATGATCAGGGTGTAGTAAGTCACAGCATGGAATTCTGTGTTCTATCAATTCATTAAGATTAATTCTTATTTCGTAATCTTGGTATACAGGCATAGTGAAACAGTAGTTGACTCAGTATTTAGTTCTATTTAAACTCACACTCTACCATAATTTCAGTTAGAGCAGCAAGTAAATTTATCTCTTGATCAGCAACAAATGCTGATTGGTATTGAAATTTAGCAATAATTAATACTGCTTGTGGGATAGTTGCAGGTACTAGGTAAGCATATAAACTATCATAGATTGATCTGAATATATGAGAGGGTTCATTATCTAAATTATTAGAAACCCACTTCTTAACTGTAGTAAATTCTCTTGATTTAAGAGCACTAGTCAATTGACTAAACTTAATCTCATTTAAACTTGCTAATATACCACTGTCTATTATACCACCAACAGCATAGCGTTGACATTCATTAAGTGTTCTTCTCCAATCAGGAAAGAACTTAAGTATCAACTGTGGTAATACCTTCTCATCAAAATCTATATCCTCTTCTTTAAGAATAAACTTAAGACGTTCAAAGAATTGAGATGCTACCATCTTCTTATCAGTAGAAGGTATTGTAAAATCTATCACAGTACATCTAGAATGTAATGGTTCTAGAATCTTATTCTTATAGTTACATGTAAATATAAATCTACAGTTACCATGAAACTTTTCTATGTTTGCCCTCAATGCAAGTTGCACATCAGTGCTAGTGTTATCTGCTTCATCTACTATAACAACTTTATGTTGTGAATCAGAAGACAAAGACACAGTAGAAGCAAAGGTAGCAACCTTGTTTCTAACTGTATCAAGATAACGTCCTTCATCAGAACCATTGATGATAATATAATCAACTTTTAGTTCTTCACATAATGCTCTGGCAACAGTTGTTTTACCAACACCTGCTGTACCATGTAAAAGCATATTAGTTACCTGACCTTGTTTAAGAAACTCTCTAAATGAGTTCTTAATACTCTCAGGTAAAATACAATCTTCAATTTTCTTTGGTCGATACTTTTCAACCCAAATAAAGTCATTCATTAGTCAAAAATTCCATACGGTGTTAAGTCGTACTTTGTCACTTGTAGTGGTTCACCCTTAGGTGGTGTTGGTTGCCCTATCTTCTCTAAGATATCAGCAGGTATTTTCTTCATAGAAATGTCATAGGGTATAGGTGCATTTGCTACACATACCCTTATACATTCCCATTGTTCATCAGTAAAGAAGTTGTTATGATACATTAACCAAATGATGAATCAGGTTCTAATGCAATATAATATTCTAATGTATCATCTGCATTAATAAAACGAGCAACCTTCTGACTTATCTCAACATTATAATTACCTGTCAACATTTTTATATTCTCTATCTTAAAGTTAAACTTAAATGGAACCTCAGAAGAACCAACCTCATATGACATTGCATTAGAGGTAGCATCTGCTCTATCCTTACCAGTTAATAATACCTTTCCATCTTCAGATTCTAAACATAGGTCTGGGAAATTGTATACACGAGATGCTTTAATCAATGTGTCTAATGTCTCGTATGGAAGTTTAAACTTAAATTGATATTGAGGTAATTGTATATCCTTTTCTGGTGGTTTGGTTATTACATCAGGATCAGCAAAGAAATACTTAACCTTTGATTTACCACTCTTAATGATCATATATGATTCAGTAGGAAATTCTAAAGAAGGACCATTGAATAAGGATACTCCAGATAGAAATCCTCTTAGATCATATATGGCAAATGGAGTAGGAAAATCCTCAGTAACCTCTGCCTTAGCAAAGATATTATTAGTCACAGAAATTGTACTAATAACATTCCCTCTCTTAAAGTATATGGAATTGTTAATAGAACTGAAATTCTTGAGGATGTCTAATGTCTTGTCAGTTAGATTCATAATTAAGGGATCTGTTCAAATGTTTGGTCAATCTCTCCAGTAGTCATGGAGGGTTTACCATAATGGTTATCAAAGTGTAATAGTAGCATAGCATAATGAATGACTTTTAACAAGTCCTTCTTATTCTTACCATCTTTACTTCCATACCTACTGCCATATTTTAAGATGTTTGCTTGACAGAAGTGTGGGGCAAGATCTCTAGATGCCATAAGGTCTATAGTTTGGACTTTACGAAACTCATGCTGAGTTCCTGTGTAATGTCCATTGTAAGTAGAAGAAATGTATTCTTCTATGTCTTTGAGGATCTCTTCCTCATGATATTTGAATTGATGATTAGACACTATAGGATACTCCTCATCAAGTGTTCCATTAAGAACGTCATACGCTAAACTCCATGCATTAACCATAGGTGAATAGAAAATCATTTACAAAGGATTCTGACTTTTCCTCTCCAAACTTACCTTTTAAATAACCTCTAACAGGATCAAGTTCGGTCATGTACTTGTCAAAGTCAGCATAAACAGTAGTGTCTTCTCCTTGTGGATCATTCAATTCTACCATCTTTTTATATTCTGTCAAGTATTGCTTGAACATTGGAAGATGTTCATCGACCTCATCAGGTTTACAATACCTTACAAATATGTTTTCTGAGAAGTGATTACCCATCTCAAAGAACCTGTACTTACCGTCATCTTTTGGGAGACCCTCAACTGAGAATAGATACTTTTCTCTTGGATGTTGGAAGTCAAATACTAGAATGACTTTCTTCTCACTAAACTTCATTAGATCCATTCCAAAACAAGGAAGGTCTGCACCTGTTTTAGGATACAGTATAGTGTTATAGATGTCAGATCTAGGATCTGTTATATGTGCTTCCCTTGCTTTGATAAAGTTCTTACCATAACGAAGGTTAGCAATGAGGTGGGCATCTTTTCCTTCCCACTCTGCCCATTGTTCCCCAACCTTTAGGTCAGGGAATGTCTCTTCAAGAGCAGCAATGTAGTTTTTCCAAATTGTCATGAATTTATTTTATCAAGTAATTCTTGGTTTGATAGTTCTTCATCATCTGAGATGTCAATCTCTGCATCAACTTTGTCATAAAGTTCCATGAATGATTGTTTTGTTTCATCATCAAAACGATTTAGACAAACCTTGATTGCTTTTGCTTTATCATTAAAGATGCCATAAGCACGAATGATATGAACAAGACGACGAGTAGAGATCAATTCATCAATACCACCATCGTAAAATGTCTTACGAATGATACCTGCCCAGTCAACAAGATGAGCAACAAACTTGTCATCACTACAATCAGAAGCAAGAATTTTCTTCTCAATAGAAGCACTAGGATATTCTTGTTCAAAAGTTACTGGGAATCTTTCGAGGAATGCTTCATTGAGCACGTTAGTTCCAATAAATCTTCCGTCGTCTGAACCTTTACCCTTAGTATTTGCGGTTGCGAGTATGTTGAATCCTGCTCTGGGTCTAACGAATCTGCCAATCTTCTTAAGGAAAACTCCATTTCCCTCAAGGACGCTCTGAAGGCAGAGGATTTTGTTAGAGGCAAGGTCGATTTCGTCAAGGAGCAAGATTGCACCTCGTTCGAGTGCTTCAATGACTGGGCCATTGTGCCATACGGTCTCGCCATTAACAAGACGGAAACCGCCAATAAGATCATCTTCATCTGTTTCAATAGTAATGTTTACACGAATAAGTTCTCTACCAAGTTGAGCACATGCTTGCTCTACACCAAAGGTTTTACCGTTGCCTGATAAACCAGTAATGAAAGTAGGATAAAATAACTTAGAACCAATAATCTTTTTAAGGTCGTTGAACGAACCAAACTTGACGAAAGTATCATCTGTATTAGGGATAAGGTTTCTTGGTGTTGCAGGTTCCACTGATGGAGCACTATAGGAGTTTTCTATTTTGTCTACAACTTTCTGGGTAACTGTAAGATTCCACTTACCTTTACCAACTTTGTATTGTGCAATCTTGCGAGTGACAGTAGCATAAGCAATGTCGTTCATAGCACAGAATGCACGAACCTCTGGTGTTGTGAACTCAGTGCCGAACTGTTTCTTCAATCCGTCAAATGCTTCTTGTTCAGTCATCTTTAATTCAAATGGAGCAGTCATAATGTATTTGTTTCTATATGGCTATTGTAATGCATATAGAGTAACAAGAAACATATTATGTGCAACTTTTTATATTGGCCTCCCAATCCTTAAACGAAGATTGTAATTGACCTTCATTCTCTTTTGGATCTAATTTATCATATCCTTTTATCTTCTTCCATTCATTATACAGTGCACCTAATACCCATGCCTGAGATAACTGTTTAGGGCCATTCTCTAACAGTTCAAGATGACGTTTGTTACTTGTATACTGTTTGTAATCTTCTCTCCAGTTGGAGTCATCGTAAGGTTTTTTATCCATAAGTGAAAGTCTTTCCTTTGATTTGTGATTGGCCTTCTGGGTTTGTGCCACCAGCCTTGAATTTACCTAATTTAATATTCTTTGCTTTGCCTAATCCACCTTTGCGTGTTGCTGATAGTGTACCAGTTTTTTTGGTTTGTGTCAATACGGAATCCTGACCATACTTCTTACCAAGTGCCTTTACTGTCTTCTTAAACTTTCTCTTACCCATCTTTCCAGAAGTGACAACGTGACTTCTTTCTTTTACTTTCTTCTCTTTACCATCATCTCCCTTCTCTACATATGAACCAGTTACTTTTGTAGCTCCGGGTAATCCTCTTCCACGAATATCTCTATCTAATTGTTTTGCTCTTGCACGATTTTCTTTCGCAGATTTATCTGCTCTAGATGCAGACATTGTAGCCATGCCACCTTTGTCTGATTTACTTTTAATACGAGAGAGACTACTCTCTTGCATAAATTCTTTGAATGTTATCATACCACCAGAGAGATGAATTCGCCTAATACTTTTTTATTTAGTTTTTTAGTCTTCAATGATTTAGCAAATGCTGTCTTGATCTGAGACTTAGTTGCATCCTCTTTGACTTCAAACTCCGAGTCCTGATTGAGATGATGAGATGACATTACAATGTATGCATCATATCCAGAGTTCTTGATGATATAACTCTTAGACTTCTTCCAATCTTTCTCCATAATGTTGAGTTCTTTTTCGTCAGCATTGTAATGTCTTGCAAATCTCATGCCGTCTCTAGATGATAGGACTCTGATACCGATAAAGTTAACGTTAGGTAATCTATCCTGTAAGTTTTCAAGAAGTGCATCAGTGAAATCACTATGCTTATATCCAATAGAATATGTTCTACCAACCTTACGATCTCTGATAAATGTAACCTCTGGTATACATCTTCTTGTTCCTAGATATGGTTCATCTTCCCAATCACGCTTGACCTCAGTATGATGTGAAAGTGGCCCTGCTTCACCATCTGTCAAAACAATACACTGCACTTTCTCTACCTTTGCTTTCTTCTGAAACTCAGGTAAAAGTTTTCTGAATGTAATCAATGCTTCATTCAACGGTGTACCAGATAATGCTAATCCTCTTGGATATGATAATCCATACTCTCTGAAACTATGAACAACTCTCCATATGTTT